TCTACGCCAGAACGCTTGGCAGCCCATTCGGGCGGCGGTACGTGCCTCCAGTCATACGTACTGTAACGGGTTAAAAACCGTTCTAATGCGTTTATAAGTCGTTTCACGGCATGGCCTCCACGCTATAGGACGTTGACGGTGACTTCCAATCCCTCGGGACATCTCCGCCAATCCAAGACGGGTCTACCCACAACAACCTGTTGTTGGGGTACGCAATCCATTGCCCGCTGTCTAAAACGATAATGTGATGATCCTTACTTTGGTCTGGTACTTCCGACCAACCGCCGTTGGCCCAGAACACGGTAAACAGGTACACCCCCGGGCGCTTGACGCCATCGCGTCCAATAGCCTGCACCCGGTGGTTACGCAGGAATTGCACCTCCCGCACCTCGCAGAACCGGCTGAACGAGTCCCACCAACACGCAATCTGGAGGCTTATGGCAGGGCATGGCTTAGAGCATAGGGCGTGAATAGGGATACGCGCCCACTGCGCGCCCTGTGCCGTCATAATCTGAAACATCGGCACCCGCATCGGTTCTGCCCGAAAGCCAAACACGGTACATTCGGTAAACTCGCCGTGACCGCTTTGTTGGTCGTACAAGAACTCGTTGCGGACGTAGGCCGTGGTGTACGGCGTGTCTACCCAAAAACTCATGGTTCTTGCACCCACCGACTGTCTTTTGCGCGTAACTCATGCACCTCGGCTTCTAGTTCCGCAATGCGCTTGAGGTAGTAATATATCCGCTCGCGCATTTCACGGATTTCTTGACGGTATTCAGAGGCGGTGTGTGTCATCCGATCCCATTCCTGTTCCCAGTCGTCGGTCATACGATGTCCTCAGCACGTAGTTGTGCGATGGTTCTAACCATTCCCTCAAGATGCGCTAAACGCACATAGTCGCGGTCAAGGTCAGTATGCGCCCTGCGGTCGATTGCGTCGTGGCACGCGCTACACGCCCACGCCCCTAACAAATCGTCAGCCTTCAGCCCCATACCGCTAACACCGGGCATCCGTATATGCGCCAGCACCACGGTTTCGCTGTTGTGGTTGCACACCCACGGCAGGCGTACCGTGCAGCCTCGGCCCTTGGCTTGCTTACGCAAGTTCACGCGAACATCTCAGTTTGTCCGCGCAGCACATAACGGGCGTACTTCTTGCCGTTGCGGGTTTCGGTGACCGTTTCGATGTTCAGCCCCGCCTTTCGCAATTCGATGATGCGAGCGGCGAGCCTAAAGCACCCATATCGGTCTAGGGCTTCAAGGGGGGTAATGGGCGCACCTGTCAGCAAGTGCGCTTTAATCGCGTCAGTTTGCGTCATAGATAGGCTCCGGTATAACGATGCCCATTTGGGCGCACCGTGTTTCAAGAAACAATAGGTAGTCACTAAATTCTTGTTTGGTCAGTTTGCTGGAACGCTTGAGGGGCCGCATACGCTTACGCCCAAACCCTTCCAGCGTTTCCCAGCCAAAACATTCCCCAAGGAAGTACTCATGTAGGTCGTCCCGCGTCCAGCCGTGCAACGCCTCACCGCCACCCTCTAAAATACAGGGGTAACAAACACCCCACAGAAAAGCGTTTTGCTGATTGGTGCGCGGCTTCTTCCATTCCAACACCTCAATGCACCACGCCCGGTCGGACGATAGCCCCTGCACCATACGTGCAGCCGCCACGGCCAACTGTTCTGGCGTTGTACCTTTGGGGAATATGCGTTTCATACGCCGCACATACCTTCACATTCGTTGTTAAACATATCCACTTGCCCGTGGTCTGCGGCTGTGGATAGGTCAACCTCGCCAAGCGGCACGCATGACCGGTGCATAAACTGCTGTCCACGGATACCCGGCTGCTGGCGTATGGCCGCGTCAACCTCTATCGCATCCGCCCATGCCTCCGGGTCAGCCTTAATGGCCCGCCATTCATGGTCGCTGTGGAACGGACACCCAATGCAGGACGATTTTGGTGGCAACGGATAACCCTTGCGTTCCATCCATGCCAAGCAGTCAGACCGGCTCATGCCCTTGTCAATTAACGGCCAGCGGTGAACTTTCCACGCTTCGTAACTCGGCTTCATCCGCAGGGCTTCGTCCGTGCTGATGCCGATCAACATTTCGCATTGCACGCCCTTCGCACGCTGGCGCGGGGCTAACCCCATCAAGTCTCGAGTTTGTCGAGTCAGCGGCGCAATCTTGTATTCCGCCGTGCATTGCCGACGCCCCATTGCCCGATCCCCGTTCGGCATCTTCATGTGCCACGGTATCGCGGCTACTCGCACTCCGTTTTGTTTGTTCAAAATGTCTTGTCGCAAATTACCACGGTGTACCCGATGTACCGGATACGGCAATTGTTTCTCAAGCCAATTCAGCCATTCGTAGACCTTGCGCGGCTCCCATCCAGTATCCGCAAAAATCGCCGCCTCAACGGGTTCCAATTCGCCGTGGGCAATCATCAATGCCAAGGTTGATGACTGCACGCCAGCGCCTAATGACAGAAACCGTTTCACCGGCTGGCCTCCAGCCATTCCTTGCCAAACTCAACGTCTACCCAATCCTTAAACCACGGCCCGCCTCGGGTGAAATGGACAGCGATGGGGTTGGGGCAGTCGTGACGGAAATACCATCCTTCTAGGTAATTCCACGCTACCGGCAGCGATCCAATGACGTCATCGGTAAGCCATTGGAAGCGGTGCAGATACATACCCGATTCACGATTGACCACCTCGGGCGTCAATGCCTTGACTTGTGGATGGCTACAGTTGATAAACATGAACGATGACCAGTTTTTACGTGGGTACAAATGCTGCGCCTTGTTGTCCATTTTGACGGCCTCGGTAGGCCGGTAATCGTGCTGTACCACGAAGCACGCTTTTGCCCCGTCGGCGTAGTCCATCAGTCCCGCAATATCCCCCCGAAAAAGAAAATCGCAGTCGCAAAACAAGGCCCAGCCGTCATACCCGGCGAGGTGTGGGGTCAAAAAGCGCGTAAACGAAAACTCCGTAGACGACAACGGATCATGCTCACGCCAGTAAAGTCCCCGCTCACGAAGTTCTGACTGCTTGATGGGCTGTATATCCACCAAGATGCTGGCGTGCTTCAAGATGCTTTTGCGGCATACCTGATACGCAATGTCCTCGCGGCTATCCCAGCCGACAAACACGCGCAGGTCAGAACGGGATGGCGTCGTCATGCCAATTGTCCTCGTTCATTTCCGTCTTGGCGGGCTGGCGAGTCACTTTGCCCTCGCCCTTGGCTTGAAATGACAGGCTCATGTATTTGTCGCCTGTCTTTTTGCTGGACTTAATCCAGCCCGACACGTTGTAATCGACGTTGTTGATGACGCACGTACCACGGTAGTCGGGCCTGCTGGCGTTCTCGCCCTTGTCGTTGCGAAACAGCACGCCTTTCAAATTCGGATCGTAATTCATACCTTCAACTCCTTCAGTTTTGCCAGTTTGTCGTCTAACTCTGCAAGGAACTTACGCACCTCGGCCTCTAATTCTGCGATACGGGTTCCGTCACGCGGGACGCGGACTATGAGCAGTTGCAAGTGTTCAGGTAGTCGCGGGTCGTAGGACACAAAGTCGCACCACGGTCGCTGGGTACACGCCATCTGCCACTGCATCTGCGTGACGTATTTTTCGGGCGGTTTACCGGCTAACAAGTACTCAAGGTGGGTGGCAGTGTTGGGCGCCTTATATTCCACGCAGCCTTCCCCTACCAGCCCGTCTGGGGACGCGCCAGAACCTGTAATGGCGGGGTGGTTAATGAACCCCGCCTCCTCCACCAACTCGCCTGTACGGGCGCTGTAGGCGGCCCTAGCGTTAGGTTCCTGCTCAGTACCCCAGTCCATCGCAGCGTTGCTGAACGAGGACGCTTTCTGCCCCGTCAACCGTTCCACGATAAGGTCGGCCATGTAGTTCTCACGGCTTGCCGAGTACCCGCTCTTGGTCTTGGCTACGACATCAGCCACGCGGCTGGCGGTGACCTTACCCAACCGGGCTGCCCACCATTTTGGATCGTCGCGCTGTTCCATCAGCCCACCACTTTCTTGCGTGCGCTGAACGCATCCATATGTGCGGCGCGATCCTCGGTCGATAGCGACTTAAACAACGCCGTGAGGTCGGCCTGTGTTTTGCACTCGGCAATGTCATTGAGTACGTCAGCCGACTGCGCCACCTTTCGCCCTTGTGCAGCCTCGGCGTCGTCGTCGGTCTGATACACCCCGACAATGGCGGCCAGCGCATACCGGCGTGCGTAAGTGATACCAGAGCCTTGCGCCTGCGGGCTGGCATCCTTGGTCAGTACCGGCATCTCGCCGCTGATCCATTCGCCGCTGCTGTGTAGCAGGGTCGTGACCAACATCAGCCCGTCGGGCGTGTAACGGCTGGTTTGCGTAACCGCCAAGCCGTTGTCGGTCAGCGGTTTGCGGCAGGCCTGCCAAACTGACTCAAGGTCAGCGTATTTGGATTTAAAAAACGGGTTGGCCGCGTCCTTTACCGCCCCACTGATTTGGCTTTGCGCCTTGGCAAGCGCGGCGGCCAATGCGCCAATGGTTTCACTCTGCATCGTTTGTCTCCTGTAGTTCTGCTATCGCGTTGTTGCAGGCTTCAATGCGTTCTTGTTCCTCGCGTTCCTGCATTTCAAGGTCGAGTTGATGCCACCAAGAGGCGTCATCGTTACCCCACGGTTCAGCGTCCATCGACCACCTCCGCGTCACAACTGTGGCCGTCGCAAGGCTCTACAATGCAAGCGATGCCGTATAGGATGATGAGCAAGACGGCGACAGGCCAGAGTGATTGCTTAGATTTCATGCATATTCTCCAAAGCCGATTGGTAAAGTTCTGCGTTATGTTCGTAGCAACGCCCGGTTAAGTCGCCAACTTCTTCAGGCTCAAGGTAGTCAAGGTCGGCCTTGATGCGGACGGACTCGTAGTCGTTGCGATCAACAGCGCGTGATTCGCAGCCTTCTGGGTAGCAGCCAAGCAGCCACAGGTCGGTGATTTCGATGTCGTCAGCGACGTTGGTGCTGGGATCGCCGGGGTGGAAGTCGTAGGTGACTTCAGCGTGCCAGTAGACGCCGAGGGCGTAGATTTTGGTTTCAAAAGTGGGCATATCTGTTGCTCCTGTTGTGAGAAGCGGCTTACGCCGCCACCTCGTAGATGCCAATAACTTCTGCGGCGGGGTCGTAAGGGTATTTTTGTTGTGCAGCGTTCGCGGCTGATCGCAGCGAGGTGTGATACGTCACAACAAATCCGCGATCTTTAATCCAACGAGCGTCAACGCCCGAGCGGCTTTTCTCACTAGATGATAAAAATTTGTCGTACACCGACTTTGCTGAATCGGACTTACGCACGACAACGTGGGTGTAATCGCTTTTTGTGCTGCGGGTAAATTCGCCAACCGGGGTGATGACTTTGATCGTTTTCATGTCGTTGCTCCTATCTGTGGTAGCCGGTCGTTATTGACCATGTGTGTATCCTGACGAGTTCCAATACCCCTGTCAACAAGTTTTTTAAACAAGGTTGTACCCAGATATGGAAAAAGGCTATAGTCCACCGTATGGACATCAATCAAGTCATAGCCCATTTCGGCTCAATAACCGCTTTATGCAAGGCTTTAGGGGTATTCCCGCAACACGTTGTTCATTGGAAAAAGCGGGGTATTCCACGCGCACGGCAGCACGACATAGAGGCTGTTACGGGCGGTAAGTTTGTGGCTGACCGTAGCCATTTGCCGGGGTTGTCAAAACCCTCACAGGGCCGCTAATGCGGTTATACGGGGCCAGAAACGACAAACCCCCTTTCGGGGGTTGACGCGGCTAGGGGGTAGCCATAGGCTTGGGATAGATGTTACGCGGGACGAAGGCTAGTTGAGGGGAATTAGCCTGTCAAGTCTCCGCGTTTGTTTGAGTTCAACAACCGGAGACTGCAATGAAGTATTACATACGCCATTTAGGCGATTACGCCCGTGACGCGGGTTACCTAACGACCCTTGAGCATGGCGTGTATACGCTGTTGCTGGATTGGTCGTATGCCACCGAAAAGGGCATCCCAAGGGAGATTGCCTACGACATCTGCAAGGCCAAAAGCCGGACAGAAAAGCGGGCTGTGCAGCGCGTTCTGGACACGTTTTTTTTCTGGGACAGCAAAAACGGTTGGCGGCATAAGCGGGTTGAGGCCGAAATAGCCAAGATGAACGAAAAGGCTGAGAAGGCCCGTAAAAGTATCAATGTTCGGTGGGATCGGGAGAAGGAAAAGCAGGGAGTTGAAGGTATACGAACGTATAACGAACGTATTACGAACGATATACAACCCATAACCCATAACCCTAAACGTAGTCTGACTGCGAGGGTTAGCACTGCTGCGGTGTTGAGCGTGGTGCGGAGGCCGGACAATGGGTGACGAATACGGTTACGCCCCTAGCGCCGCGAAGTCCGGCCCTTTAGGGCAGCCGGACGAGCGAGAGGCGCGAGGGGTTAGGCAATCTGCTGAGTATTGGGCGGAGGCGGTACGCGAAACGCCGTTGAACCGTTTGCGGTATTACGATGCGTTATGCGCTCGCCCCGGGTATCTGGACGACCCGGGGCAGCGCGAAAAGATAAAAGCACGCATTGGTGAACTCATCCGCGAAACTGACCCTGCTGCGATTCTCGGTGACCCGCAC